ACTTGATACTGCGACTGTTGTGACTGGATTGGTTATGTAGAATGAAGTATTAGAAATAGAAACTGTATTTCCTATTGATACAGTATTCAGTAATGAAGAAATACCAACTGGAAGATATGAAAGATTTAGATTTACTGTTCCAACACCAACAGGCATATAAGGAACACCCATATCCTGTAAAATACCACTTGAACCAACTTCTGTAATATGAGTATGGACAGGATTTTCGGGAGTGCTTGTGACTGATACAGTTGTTCCTACATTTACATCACCAGTGATTGTAATATTAGAAGAACCTAATGAAACTGGAAATGGATTAGCAAAACTTACTAATGTATTTCCTGCACCTGTAAGAACTACGGATTGTGCTGGTTGGGGAAGAGGATTATAAGACATATTAGATTAAGAACCAATTAGAACCATTGTAAAAATAAGTAAAACTTTGATGATTGATAGTCATAATAACTGAACTATCATTCTCTACACTTGTTCCAGCACCTGCCTGGACTGTTATATTGTATGTAGCAATCTTATTGCCCTCGTCTTTTACGATTAACTTCTTACCATAAGAAGGAATTTGTGGTAATACAATTGTCACCGGAACATTTGCATTTACACCAATATAATCGTCAACATTTGATGCCTGATAGTAAGTGGTTACTCCACTAATAGAGATAATGCTTGTAATTCCTACAGCATTTGGATTTACAAATTCAGCCTGATTTGTAGTTGAGTTCCATTGTAAAAATTTATTATTATAAGCACCAGAATTAGTTGCGATGCCTACAATATCATCCAAGTATCTCAAACGAGTCTCACCACCTCCACCTAATGTGGAGAGTTGTTGTTGAATACGAGAAAGAAACAGTTTGTAATGTTTCTGTAAATCGTCAAGTGTTGCGAACTTTTGGTCCAGAGGAGTTAATGGGTCTTGTTGAACTTTAACATCACTTGGTTCAGCAAGAAGTCCTAAAGATTTCTCAATTAGTTCATCTTTGGGTTCTTCAAGTTCTTCTTTATATTCTTCCAAAACCTCAAGAACTTCATCCAAAGAATTTTCAATTACTTCTTCAATTACCTTTTCTTGTTTTTTTGGTGTCTCTGAATATAACCAGTCTTCAAATGCTTTGACCGTTTTTTGTTCTTGTACTTTTTTCTTTTTCTTTGGATTAATCTCTTCTTTTAATGGAGACAAAAAAAGTTCATCAAAAGAATCTCCAACCAGAGTTTCTTTCTTTTCTTTAACAACTTTTTTTCCAGTACTTATCGTTGAAAAGAAATCATCAACAGCATCTCCTACTGTTTCGTCAAGTTCCTTTTTTCTTTTTTGCTTTCCTGCACTTATTGCAGTAAAGAAATCAGATAAGTCCTTGGAATCTATTCCAAAGTCATCCACTTATCAATCCTCGTATTCTTGACCATCCTCAGTTTCATCGAACATACTTGCAGCAACTTCTGGTCTTACTGCATTAATTTTTTCTGCTGATTTTGCAAAAAGAATTTCTTTAATCTTGTCACTGACTTCCGCAGGAGATTCGTCAGTTAAAATCAAATCCATTAAATCGTCCATAGTTATAATAGTTTTTAACTAAAAATATTTATAATTCCCCAGCAGACCCTAAATCAACACCTGCTTGTTTGTCGGTCAATCCTGGTTCTTGGGGCATTGCTCCAAGTGCATTTGGGTCTTGTGGAGCACCCATAGCACCTGGAGCACCCATTGGATTCATCATTGCTGCTGGGTCTGGAATAATTCCATCCTTAATTTCTTTCTTCATTTGTGCGTTGATTTCTTTGATTTCACTATCAGTTTGACCGAGAATTTCTCTTCTTACATATTCTGCGGAGAAATAACGACCAAGATATGGGTCCATCGCAGCAACAACACCCAATTTATCATTCATCAATTCATTTTTCTTCAAATCGGAAAAATGATTATCATAAACATAATCAAACTGGATATGGTCAGACAATACCTCCCAATCTTCTAATGTTACAATATTTTTAAGAATTAATTGAGTTTTGAGTAAATCGATAAAAATTTGAGAAAATCTTTTTCTTAGTCTACCAACAAAACGAGTAAATTTAAGTTCATCTCTTAGAATTTCTGATGAACGACCGAGATTGAATCCACCTTCTGCAGCAAGTCTTGTTGGTGGAACACCTAAAGAATCATAAAGTTTCTTTTGGAAATACTCAATGTCAGCAAGTTCTCCAAGATTTTGCCCACCAGGAAGTGTAGTGATTTCGGTTCCTCTACCACCCTCTCTTCTTGGTAACCAGAAATCCTCAAGCATAGCCATATATTTACGGTCATCACGAATCTCACCAGTGCTTGCGTCATAGACAAGTTTGTTTCTATAACGGTTCATAACGTCACGCAGATACTGTTCTGCTTTAATCTTGGGAAGATTACCAACGTCAATATAGAAAATTCTACGTTCTGGTGCTCTTGATAGTCTATAAATCACAAGACTATCCTCAATCATTCTCAATTGATTGAGTGCCTTGATTGCCTTATGAAGGAAAGAAAGAACAGTTTGCTTATTTCTATCTACAAGACCAGAAGTAACATACACAATCGCATCCTTTGCGATTTTTACGTTATTTACATCTGATACTCTATATGAAGCACTTTGTGATGACCCAACATTTGGATCATACATATAAAATTCTTCAATCTCTTGATTCCCAAAATCAATTTGATTTTTATCGTTTACAATTTTTCTATACTCAGTACCAAAAGCATCTTTATTGTCTTTTTTTAGTTTTCTTATAAACTTAATTTTTAAAGCATCAATATATCTTACTTCTTTGATTCCTTCTGATGGTTTTTTGAAATCAATTACTTTATGATAATAGATTCTTCCATCAACATACCAGTTTCTAAAAATCTCGTGGCACTTCTTATCGAAGTCCATAATTTCTTTAATATACTTAAACTCTTCTCGGATAATCTCTTTCAGTTTATCAGAAGCAGGAAGATTTGAAAGGTCTATCTCTACTGGTGAATCATTTAAGTCAGATACAATTGCTTCATTTACAACATCCTCAATTGCACTATCGCATTCTGGATGCAAAGACATCTCACGATATCTTCTAATTAAATCTGCTTCACTCTTATAAACACCTTCAATATCTACATACTGACCGTAAAATCCACTTGAAATATAAAAGTCTGATTTATCTTCATCATTACGAGGAATGGGAGAAACAATCTTTGTAGACTGCTTCTCCCTATTGTCTTCAAACTTAAAACCAAACAGTTTTGCCATAGTAATGTTATTGACCTTGTTCTACTATTTATCAGAAGTCTGAAGTGACAGAATTTGCATCAAATCTTTCTTGTGTTGAAGAACCAAGTAGGCTATTTCCTGAAGTATCAAGAGCATCCCACCATTGGACTTGAAGATCTACTGTAAATTCTTCGATGGTATCTGCCTGATCGTATGAAAGATCAATCGCACTAATAGAAGTTGGGAATGTGCCATAAAATGAATAAGATTTGAGGATATTCATTTTATTATTAGATGTCATATTAACATCAACTCCTGCTTTACCAAGTTGATAAACCTTCATATCCTTCTGATAATTAACAGGATTTAGTTCTCCAGAATTATCTTCGTGCTTATTCATATAGTTCATCCATCTCTCAAAAGCATTTCTAATTTTGAAATCAACATCATTGATTATTGTAATCGTCCAAGGATCGAATGTTCTATCTCCAGCAATTTTAAGATTTCTTCCTCTAAAGGGAATATCAATTACGTTGATTGTAGATCCAGGTAATGATGCTGCTTTAATTAAAAATCTAGTTTTTTCAGATAATGCATTTGCATCATTGCCATTACCATTAAAAGCAGCAGTTGGGAAATTAATTTCACATTCAAAGAGGTTAGGTCTTGCTCCACCTCCAGAAATTCTATTTTTGAAGTCATTTAGAGTTCTTTGACTTGGTGAAATGCCACCACCAGTTGCGTTATTTGCCATTGTTTGTTACCTCGTTAATTAAACAGTACCGATAATTTCTTCAAAGCTGACTCCTGTGCGAGTAGCAACAAAAGTCAATCCGATAAAGTTGATTGATCTTGCAGGTTTGACATAAATATCAGCCTTGAATTGATTCGCATCAATAATATCAGGAGTGTTGTTTGATTCATCGCAGACAACAACAAAATCAGTAATACCTCTTTTTGACTTCACATCACGAAGATATGGATCAACAATATTGATGAAGTTTGCTCTGGTGATTGTATCATTAAACTCAAAGAGTTGTGCTCTTGCTGCTCTTTCAATAGTTGCTTCGAGTGTTAAGAATAAACGACGAACATTAATTCTATCGAATGCTGAAGTATACGAAAGGGCAGTCTTATCACCAAAAAGAATAATACCGGCACCAGGGGAGAAGATAATTGGATTGATTCTCTTTGGATAAAGAAGATCTCTTTGTGCTTGTGAAGGATTAAATGCAAGTTTGACTGCATTATTGAGTGCTCCTCTGTTTGCACCAGCAGGTGAGAACCAAGGATACTGATTGATTGATGTTCTAGCCATCAATCCAGCAATGTCAGCATTACAAGCAATGTATCTAAACTGATTGTTAAATCTATCAAAAACGTACTTATAACCAGCATCAAATACTGCGTAAGAAGATGAAGTTAATGGGTCAAAGAAATTAACAATGTTATCGGTTTGAGTATCAGAGTTTGCTATATCAACAACACCTGCTTTATGAGGTGAAATAGTAGCAACACAGTCCTTGCGATTATCTGCAATTGAGATTAATTCATTTGCTTTTGCTTGTGATTCATAAATTGAAGCACCACCAGAAGGACCACCAATTATAAAGTTGATTTGATATTC